GGATCCTAGGCGATACGCACCGAGTACTGGGTGCCGCCTCCTACAGTGCACTCGGGCTTGGCGCCAGCGCTAAAACTACCGAGGTGCGCGCCAATGCTGCGGAGGCGCTCGCCTCCCTGGTGGATCGGGGCATGTTCGATACTACTTTATTCGCCAAAGAACTGTATTGGTTGTTGAACCAGCACCACGTGATGGCTCAACGAATTGAGCAGACATTTAGGGATGCTGCGTCGATTAGCCCCTTGGCGGGCTGGCGGATTATGCAGGTACTAGAAGGCATACTGCCTGCCGTGGGCGAGGTGAACAGAGGCGGTAGGGGGGTGGCGCATTTTGCGCACGAAGCGGGGGGGGGAGGGGGTCACCCCCCACCTTGGCAGGAACACTCGTCCTTTTTTTCAATCTCTATCTAATTATTTTTTTAAAACAAGGTCTATTTATTTTTATAAATGATTACTGATGGTTTTAATATTAACTCTTATATTTAAACCAATCTGTACTTTGTGGCAAGTTCCTATTACCAATGACCTTTGTTCCATTTGTCTTCTCATCGGCATATAGCTTGTCAGACTTCTGCCTATTGCATTGCCAGTGCGCTAACTGCAAGTTAGCAATGTCAGATGGATGTCCGTTCTTATTTACTGGAACGATGTGGTCAATGACTGGACTTAATGGATGAGGATATCTCAGGTCTTTGTCTACAGGCTGACCACATATCCCACAAGTGTTTCTTGTCTTTAAGATAATCTTCTTGTTCTTCTCAAAGGCTACTCTATGGGGTCCACTACGGTCCGCTCGGAGGGGGTTAGTATTCATCTAGGGAGGGGTCCTTTCTTTTTAAGGGAGGGGGTTGGTATTCTCAAATGTACCCCCTCGGTATCTTTCAAAGCAGGGGTGTTTTTAGTGCACCCACCCCTCTTATATTTAACATATCTTATATTCTGTTAAATAAAATTAAACAACTTCAAAGTCAAGAGTGCCATGGCTTTAACTATATTTTTCTAAAAACTAATTTACATTTTCTCATTATGTAAAATAGATAGGTTATTTAGTAGTCAAATGATAGTATACTCTGGTCAAGTTCGTCTTGGCTGTAACAAATATATCCTAGTGTGATGTCTGGTGTAGAGTGATTAAATATCTTTTGAAGGATAGCTATATTGTTATTCTTTTTGTAATGATGATATCCAAACGTCTTCCTCATCGAATGAGTTCCTATGTGATTCAATCCTACATACTTAGCTGCGTCTTGCAGTATTTGATAGACCGCTACCCTTCCAATGTGTGTGATACGAACACCATCGGTTCTCTTTTTCTTTTTACTTGGAAAGAGATAATCATACTCTGCTAACTGATTATCTTTAATGTATCGATTGATTTCTTTTCTTAGAGGGGGGCTGATTGGAAAATACCTTATCTTCCCAGTCTTCTTCTCTTTTAGTTCAATCCTATCAGCAATTACTTGCTTAACTTGAAGAGGTACTATGTCGCTCACTCTTAAACCAGAATAGATTCCAAACATGAACAAAACATAGTTTCTATCACTTTTATTTTTCAAGTAATCTTTGATTCGTTCGATATCGTCTAGATCACGAATCGGCTCTACTTTCTTCATGTACCTCTCCTTTCTACATAAAAAGCCACTGGTCGTGGCATTGAATATGACAGTAGCTGGAATTGAACCAGCTGGTCTAGCAGTAAAACGCACGCTTGGTAAAAGTTTCAAGGAGACCCAAACAACCTGCTAACCTGTCCTTACTGTCTAAGAGGCCGAAGCCTCTGTATTTTTAGGAGTCCTCATGACTGTTCGTTGCCAATCATTGGATAATACTATTTTAGCACCTTTTTCTGTTCCAATTCTCCCAAGATTTTCCCAGATTTTTCCCAAGATTTTCCCAGAAATCACTTGTAAACTAGAAGGTTGCTTGCTTGATAGGACTCCGCAAACTCTAATAGAGCTTTGTTCAATATCCGATAATATTCACTAGATGAGTAGCCTAGTTCTGAATAAATACTGTAGTCTTCCCTCCTCTTTTTCCTGCAATATCGTTCGATTAGGATACGTGTGTATTCCATATCGGAAAGATTGTTGATTGCTTTAGCGATTAGTTCTAGGTCCTGCTGAGCTGACACTCTACGCACGACCATGCTCTCTACCTGCTTACTTGTCTGACCACTTGATGATCTTGGTTCAAGTGAGTAGGATATTGTGATTTTGGGGGCGTATTCTTCTCCAGCTATCCGTCTCAGGCGACTGTATTTTTTAAGGACTTTGATAGCTTCCTTTCTGGTTTTCTTTTCATCGATTATATCCAATAATTCTATTTGCACACGAACTCCTCCTCATGATATAATAGTGTTAATGATTTGTTGCTATGAGGGTCAGCCGTGTGCTGGCTCTTTTTTTATATCTCGATTCCAAAAAATGTGCAGATGTCTTCGATGGCAAACTCTGAAATTCTGCCACCATTTTCCCAAATGCTAATCGTCGCTTCAGAATATCCTAATCGTTCACCAAGCTCTTTTTGAGTCAGTTTACGCTCTAGCCGTTTCATTTTCAAAATGGTATTGAACTCTTTGGGTACTACATTAAATAAAATTGATTCCTCGACTCCTAACTCGTCAGCTATTCTTTTTCTAAAGCGTTCAGATGGTACCTTGCCACCCTCCCAATGGCCAATCGTATTTACTGAAACACCGAGAACCTTTCCGGCTTGGGTCTGATTCAATCTTCTTGATTTTCGCCAAATACGTAACTGTTCTGGAAAAGTCTTGTCTTCTCTATTCATCATCCACCTCAATCTTTACGACAGCTCTACCATTTGGATTTCTTCTTTGCGTGGATGCAAAAGTATAATACTTCAACATCCGTTCAGCAATACCCGTTTCTTTGCTGATTTCGGCAAGAGTACCCATGGCAATAAAGGTGTCCCCTTCGTACAACGCGTATTCACTCATTCTCCATCTCCTCGATTAGCCAGTCAAGGTTCTTGCGTGCTTTCTTTAGATCTTCGATACCATTCTTTTCTTTGTATCGAAGTAAATACTCGACTGCACTGCACCAGTGATGTGCTTCCATCTCTGACTTACCTTTGATGAAATTTCTCGTAACATCCTTCACTTCGAGACCATAAGTCCCGATGTAGTGGTTTGGTTTGTTTATGTTGTCAATTATTTCTGGGTCCATTTGATAGCCTCCAAAAGTTCTAAGATCATTCGGTTCCATTCTTCTGTTGTTGTTTCTCTAAAATCAAACTGAGACATCATTTCAGCTCTTTTGAACAATGCCCTCTTAAAGAATGAAGCTTTTTTGGAAAAATCCATATCATCTGTTTTAAACTCAGTCGTGATTTTCTTTCCATAACCCTCTATCTCTACATGGACTCTTGTTTTTCTATAGAGAGGTAAAGGATCCGCCCAAACACATCCTTTCAAGTCTAATTCATCGACTTTTTTAAGCATTAACGATATCTTCTTAGTTTCACTCTCTTTTTTAGCTCCACTGAAAGGGTATCTTTTTGGTCTCATTCCTTATCCTCCAAAAGCTCTCTGTTTTCATATACATTTCCCACGACCTCGCAATCAGTATGTCGTAGCCACAATTCACATCCGTGTTGTTTGGATTCAAGACGATACGCTCCACCACGGTGTCTTACAACCTCGTAATAAGTCGGTTCAGAATAGACATCCTTGGCCATTTTGACTATATCGCCTTCAAATATAATATTGCCATTCCTATCAACCATATCTGTTGATTGCATGAGTTCGATTTCGTTTATCGGTACATTAAAATCTAGAAATTTACCTTTTAAAAGTACATGAGATACGCTCCCGTCAAGTTCAAATGTTATTTGTCCGACTCTTCCTAATTCTTTCCCTGATTTTTTCCACGCTCTATATCTTGGTATCATCCCAAATCCTCCTCTTTTACGAAAGTACCATCAATCCAACGGCCTTTTCGGTCTTTGATTTCTTGGTAAGCTAATTTAAAGCATTCTTCGAAACTATAACCAAGTGCCTTGCTGATTATCCTTAAATATCGGACTGCACACATCAGATTATGCCTGCATATTTTCTTGTCTGCTAAATTTTGCGATAACTGAAACTCGCTAATGTAAACATTCAAAGATTTAAAGCACTCCATGACTTCTTTTTCTCTGAAGGTTTCAGAATCCTTAAATATTCCTTGCACATCCTCTTTAATCAGCAAGGCCAGTCCGACAATCACGACTGCGCAATCTCCGATACTGTCCTTGGTCAGCTTCTCATTCTTCTTGAGATAGCCTGCGCATAACTCACCGAACTCTTCACTGAGTTTCAAAGACTGCTTGTCTAGCCGTCCACCGTTTTCAAGGTCACGGTCTATAAACCATTGTTTGACTTTTTCTAGTGTGTTCATAGTAACACCTCATCCCCAATTTTCACCTTGTCATACACGTCCTTCGTAACCACGAAAATCCCATAGTCTCTAATAGTCACTGTATACAGCTTGCCGTGTCGTCCTTTCTCAAGGACCTTGCCGAAAATCTCAGCGCCTGCGTTATCAGCTTTATAGATAACCACCGGCTTCTTCTTTTCCAAATCTCGAATCTTGTCCATCTGCCAGATGTTTAGTCCAGCAGATAGAAGAATCCAGATAGCTATGAATCGTTTCAATCTGTGACCTCCTGC